AGCCGATGCTAAAGCGACTATCGATCAGCTGCATGATGATGTTGCTAATGGCAAGCGCAGGTTGCAGCTCAACGCCACCTGTCAGAAACAATCCACCTCCGGCGCCCCCGGCATGGATGATGCAGCCACCGCCCGACTTACTGACGCCGCTCAACGGGATTATTTTACCCTCAGAGAGCGAATCGAAGTCGCAGGAAAGCAAATAGCCGGATTGCAGCAGTACATCAGAGAGCTGTGCGTGAAATGATTTTGGTAAGCCCGCCTAAACGGGCGGTAATTTGGCCTTTAGATGTTGATTAACCCACCCTGATATAGATTGCTAAGAAGCAAACTAAAGACACGCATTCCCTGATTTTCATTATGAGTATCACAAATGTAATCACTCGCCCTTACGTCAAGAACGATGTAATTGTCATTAGTCATAAAAACCTTTAAGACGGACACGTCTTTATCGTGTTCTTTCAAGTAAAAGTGCAATTGATAACACTTTGACATGATGTTTTCCTGAATTTCAAATAGCTTATACGAACCATTGCAAAAGATTTTTAAATCAAATGGCTTGAAGAATATGATCAGGCCAATGCCATCTTTTATTACTTCGACGTTATTCTTTAGTGGCCCAACAAGGTTCACATAATCAACTATCGACTGAGTAAGCAACTCAGCTTTCGTTTGGAGCGGGTAAGCTTCATCTTCGATTTCTCTGAAAAAGTTCATAACTAAAACAGATTTATTCATGTTGTGGTCCCGTATTTATTGGTTTGTGGTTAGGAACTTCAGCATCTTCATATAGTTTTTAAGAGGTATACATGGCGCTCACCGACAAACAAGAAATGTTTTGTCGCGAGTACCTCATCGATTTGAACGCCACGCAAGCGGCAATTCGGGCGGGGTACAGCGAAAAGACCGCCCAAGAGCAGGCAAGCCGTCTGTTATCAAATGTCATGGTTCAATCCCGAATCTCTGAGCTGAAGGCTGAGAGGAATGAAGAGGTTGGCATTGACGCTGCTTACGTGCTCAAGCGCCTGGTAGAAATCGACCAAATGGACGTGCTAGACATCCTCCTGGCTAACGGCGAGCTCAAGCCAATTAAAGACTGGCCGAAGACATGGCGCACAACCCTGTCGGGAATGGACGTCACTGAGATGGCTGGCGATGACCCAGGCTTCCTGAAAAAGATAAAATGGCCGGACAAGGTGAAGAACCTTGAGCTCCTCGGTAAGCACGTAACAGTGCAAGCCTTTAAAGAGAACGTGAAGACTGAGCAATCAGGAATGGTGCAGGTGGTGAACTACACCCCGGCAGATTACGCAGCAGCACAATCGCAGCTGGAGGAGAAACTAGACGGGCTGGACTGATATGACAAAAGTTATCGAATGGGATGATATGTCATTCCCCGAGCGTGTCGCTATCAAGACCAAATCGACTAAATCGTTTCTCAACTTTACCCGGCTATGGTTTGAAATGGTGCAGGGTGATCGTCTGCTGGTTAACTGGCATCACCGCCTGATGGCTTCAAAGATTGATGACCTGATCGCCGGTCGATTGCAGCCTCGCAACCTGATCATCAACATCCCTCCTGGCGGCACAAAGACAGAGTTTTTCTCCATCCACTTTCCGGCCTACGTCAATGCCCTTGTGCAGGAAGGCAGGCTTAAACGATTTCGTAACCTGAACATCTCATTTGCTGACACACTGGTTAAGCGTAACTCACGCCGCACCCGCGACATCATCGCCAGCAAAGAGTATCAGGAGCTATGGCCGTGTGGCTTCGGCGTCAATCAGGCTGAAGAGTGGGAAATCATCGATACCCGCGGTCGCTCAACCGGCCAGACGGTATCGCGCTCCAGTAACGGACAGATTACCGGTGGTCGTGGTGGGTACTACGGGCCTGACTTCTCCGGCATGGTCATGCTCGACGACTACAACAAGCCGGTCGATATGCTCAGCGAGTCGCGCAGAAACAGCGCCAACACGCTTCTGGTTAACACCATACGTTCGCGCCGTGGTGATAAGTCGAAAGACCACCCAACACCATTTGTGAGCATTCAGCAGCGCCTCCATACGGATGATGCAACCGGCTTCATGCTTTCAGGTGGGATGGGTGTCAACTTCCATCACGTGGCCATCCCGGCAATGATTGATGAGAAATACATTCAGTCTCTTGCTGAGCCCTGGCGGTCACTGTGCTGGGAGACGGTTAAAGACACCGACTCTGTTGAGGTATCAGGCACCAGATACTGGTCTTACTGGCCTCAGATGGAAGATGTGAACGACCTCCTGCAGTTATGGGAGAAAGACCGCTACACCTTCCTGTCTCAGTATCAGCAGAACCCGATGGCGCTTACTGGCGGCATTATTGATACCGACTGGTTCAACACCTACACCACGCTGCCAAAACTTCAGTACCGCGCCGTGTACGTCGATACGAACAGCGGCAAAGTAGAAGACTGGCTCGATTACACCGTGTTCACTCTGGTTGGCATGGGTGTTGATGGCAATCTCTACATAATAGACGTTGTACGTGGTCGCTGGGACCCTGAAGACCTGCTGAAGAAGGCAGAAGAGCTCTGGGTGAAATGGAGTGCTGCCGGATCATTGCGGACAATGCCGATGCGTTATGCGGCCATTGAAGAGAAGCAGGCCGGGCAGGGTTTGATTACCACCCTGAAGAAGCGCAGCGCCACTCCCGGTCAGTTGAGCATCCCGGTTAAAGAAATCCCTCGCGGTGCCGGTCAGAACAAACTGGTCCGGTGCCTGAACGTTATCCCTCAGATTAAAACCGGCAAGGTCTACGTTCCTGCAACGCACAACCATGATGGCGCGGCGATCATGCACGTCTATTACGAAGACGGCACAGTGGCTGGAACAACGTCATGGGTGCTGACGGCTATGACTGAATGCGCGGCGTTCTCTGCTGATGACAGCCATGACAATGACGACATTCTCGATACATGGATGGATGCCATTGACGACAACCTGATTTCAGGTCGCGCACCTATGGCTATCGACCCGAATCAACTCAGGAGAATTTGATGTGGTGGTTTAATAAAAAAGAAATCGCCGCGCCTGAGCCGGTGAAAGAGCCTGAAAAGGTTCAGATGAAGATTAACCCCGAAGCTGTCGCCTCAGTACACCCTAAGCCTCAGCGTGAATTCCAGCGATACGAGCCACCCAAAGGGGTTATTCCTGCATCGGTTGAGAGAGCCATCCTTGCGATGGACTCCACCGATTACGGCGCGCTGAATGATGCGTATGGCATGGGCTATGGCACGCTGGATTCATTCCCCGGCTACCCCTACCTGGCGGCGATGGCGCAGAAGCCTGAATACCGCAAGATGGTAGGCACCATTGCTGAGGAAATGACGCGGAAGTGGATAAAGCTCCGCACTGTCGGTGATGACGACAAGTCAGAGCGCGTGAAGGCTATTACTGATGCACTGGAGCGATTCCACGTTCGTGAGAAGTTCAGAGAAGCTGCTGAGCACGATGGTTACTTTGGCGGCGGACAGATTTATATCGACGTCCTGTCACCAAAAAACGTATCGGCCTGGACGGATGATAATGAACTCAAGCAGAAGCTTTTCATCTCCGACAAGAAAATCCCCAAAGGCAGCCTGAAGGGCTTGCAGGTGATTGAGCCTGTATGGACATACCCCGGCGTCTATAACGCGCAGAACCCGTTAAGCCCTGACTTCTACAAGCCTACAGAATGGTTTGTCATGGGTAAGACGGTGCACGCCAGCCGCATGATCGACTTCGTGTCACGTCAGGTTCCGGACCTGCTGAAGGCCAGTTACAACTTCCGCGGGCTGTCGCTTGTACAGATGGCAGAGCCCTACGTGAACAACTGGCTGCGCACGCGTGACAGCGTAAGTGACATGATCCACTCATTCAGTATCCCGGTCATCGGGACGAACATGAGCACGGTACTGCAGGGTGGTGGCGCTGATTCAGTGCTTGCCCGGCTCGACCTGTTTAACCGCTGTCGGGATAACCGTGGTGCTTTTGCGAAAGACAACGACACAACGAGCCCGGAGACGGTTGAATTCGTCAATGCGCCACTGTCTGGCCTCGACACGTTACAGGCTCAGTCACAGGAGCATATGGCGGCAGTGTCCGGCATCCCTCTGGTTAAGTTGCTAGGCATTACACCGAATGGCCTAAATGCTTCATCAGACGGCGAGATTCGCGTTTTCTACGACTACATCCACTCACTGCAGCAGGCAATGTTCAAAGAGCCTCTGAAGCGCGTGCTGGACGTTATTCAGCTATCAGAGTTTGGCGACATCGACCCGGAGATTTACTTCGAGTTTGAACCGCTGTACGAGATGAGCGCAAAAGAACGTGCAGATATCCGCCTGGTAGATGCGCAGACTGATGCGGTTTACGTCAACCAAACGCAATCGCTATCTGGACAGGAAATCAGACAGAAGATTGCTGATGACCCTGATAGCCCATATCACTCACTGGACTTAAGCGATGACCTCGAAATCGAAGAAGAAGACCTCGATGACGACGAGGAAGGCGACGGTAAAGACGATCCGCCCGACAAGGCCTAACGCCGGTGTCGAAGCCTGGTACCGAAAGAAGCTGGATTCACTCATTACAGAAATGAACGAGTCGGTAGTGTACTGGCTGAAAGCGAACTACCGGGCATCCGGCGCTATTGCAATGGACGCATCGCCCGCAGTGTTCATGCGTGACGCGATGAAGAAGTTAGCCAGGCAATGGCAGAAGCGTTTCGATGATGTGGCTGCAAAGCTGGCTGACCGGTTCGCAGGGCAGACACAGAAGAACTCTGACGTGTCGCTCTATAACGCCCTGGAAACGGCCGGTTTTACGGTCCCGTTCAAGATGACGCCAGCGATGAATAATGCGTTGCAGGCAACCATCACTGAAAATGTGAACCTGATTACCAGCATCCCCGAGCAATACCTTACACAGGTACAGACGCTGGTAATGCAGTCTGTCAGCCGCGGGCGCGACCTTTCGACTCTGACTGATGAGCTGCAAAAGCGGTATGGCATCACCCGCCGCCGCGCAGCGCTCATCGCACGTGATCAGAACAACAAAGCCACCGCAGTTATGCAGACGGCAAGACAGCAGTCACTCGGCATCACGGAGGGTATCTGGCGACACTCTCACGCAGGTAAAGAGCCTCGGCAATCACATGTGAAAGCTGACGGTGAGAAGTTTGACCTGTCGAAAGGGCTTTATCTGGATGGCAAGTGGACTCTTCCGGGTGAGGAGATTAACTGTCGCTGCACATGGTCCCCGGTAATTCCTGGGCTCTGATTAATAGAAATAAACACAAGGTCGCTTAGGCGGCCTTTTTTATTGCCATAAGCGGGGAGGAATCCATTTTGGCTGAAAGCAAAGGCAGGTGGATAACCATCAACGGTGCTCGGGTTAGGGTTGATGAGCATGGAAACGCTGTCGCAGGTGCTGGCGGAAAATTACCTAGTCGGACTGAAGGCAAGAGCGAGCCACAAAGCGTTCCTGACCACGTAAAGAAAATGAAGTTGGGGGAGAGGCAAAGCTCTGCCTATCGAAACTGGCAGAAAGAATTGGCACAGCCTCCCACTGAAAGCTACAAGGCAAAACAGAACGCCCAGGTCAGGCAATTATTCAAAGATGCTGAAAGCAGCCCTGAAGCACGCTCTACCATGAAGAAATTACTGAGCGGCAACCCATCGGCAGTAAGAGAGATAAGCAAAATGTACCAGAACGTCAAGCCAGATAAGTTGGCTGGCGACAGTAAGCCAGAAACAGATAAGGCTACAGAAATCCTCGCGTTTGACCGCGAATCGGTACGTTCATTCGATGGTAACGGCAGGCTTCAGATAACCAGGAGCAACATCAGCAAGGCGAATGTCTGCCCCTACTACGGGCGCGAGATTCCGAATGCTGAGGGGCTGGGTTTAGAGCCCGATAAGATTTACCGGCTGTATCGCCACCCTGACGAACTGAAGAAAGCCGCACCAACATTCAACAATATTCCTGTTCTCTGCATCCATACCCCTGACTTCCCCGGTGACCCGCCTCGCGAATATCGCGTAGGTACGACTCACTCTGGCTGTGATTTCGATGGCACCTATCTCTGCAACGGCCTTTCCGTCTGGGATAACTCAGCCATCGCGGGTATCGAGACTGAAGAGCAGAAAGAACTGTCATCGTCGTATCAGTACGTCGCTGACATGAGTCCCGGCGAGACACCAGACGGCGAAGCATTTGACGGCGTCATGCGTGACATCGTCGGGAACCACGTTGCACTGGTCGAAACCGGCCGCGCAGGTAGCGACGTACTGGTCGCTGATTCACTCCCACTGGAGCTTAAATACATGAAGTTAGACCGCAAAGGCGTTGCCGCACGTGCCGCGCTGGGAGCGTTTCTGAAGCCGCGCCTGGCTCAGGATGCTGCACCCAAAGACCTCACCGCCATCCTGAATGCGAACAAATCACCAAAGACGATCGCACAGGCCATTATCGCCAAATACAAAACCAAACTGGCTGCCGACATGGAGCTGGAGCCGGAAGAGCTGGTTGAAATCATCGAAGCATCAGCCGAAGGCATTGAGCCGGATGAAGAGCCTAAAGTGGCTGGCGATGACGACAATGAGACGATCATCTCTCTGCTGCGCGAAGCTGGCGTGTCCGAAGAAGTGATTGCCAAAATCGCTGCTGCTCTGTCACCTGCCGTCGCTGAAGATGAAGACAAAGAAGACGACAAGAAAGACGAAAAAGACAAGGTGTCCAAGACCGCCATGGACTCCGCTATTCGTCTGGCCGCTGACAGCGCTACCAAGACCGCCGCTGAAAACTTCCGCCGCGTGCGTGAAGCTGAGCAGGCTGTGCGTCCGCTGATTGGCGATGTGGTTGCTATGGACTCCGCTGAAGACGTCTATCGCACTGCGCTTGAGCAGGCTGAGGTGGATATCAACGACGTGCATCCATCGGCTTTCCCTTCACTGGTGCGCATGGCTATCCAGCAGAAAGAAAATTCACGTCCTGCTCCACTGGCTCAGGATGCCGCATCAATCAGCGAGTTTGAGAAAGATTTTCCGACCGCTGGCAAGCTGAAACGAGGTTTCTAACATGGCAGGTTTTCAGAGTGTAATTAACCAATACCCAGCCCCCGGCGTTGAAGGTGGCTTTGCCAGCACCAACGAGCACGCTACCTACCTGGCAGGCGAAGCAGCACTGGTTGCGGGCACCAATGGCCTGACAATCGGTCGCTTTGCGTGGGACGTTAACGGCGTCGCCTCTAACGCTGGCACCGGTGCGCCTTCTGGCTTCGTTCATCGTGACGGCCAGGCAGTCATCACCACCTGGCTGGGAACTGATTCAAACGTCATCCAGTCCGGTCGTGAAGTAACCCTGATGGTTGCTGGTGACTTCTGGGCGCGCACATCAACTGCCGCAACACGCGGACAGAAAATCTTCGCATCACTGACCACTGGTCAGGTTCAGACCGGCGCAGCGGGCGCAACAATCGCCGGTTATGTCGAAACCCCATTCAAAGCCGGTAGCGTCGCAGCAGCAGGCGAACTGGTCAAAATCAGCACCTGGAGCAATTAATGAATAAGTTTCAACAGCACTACGCCGCGGCAAGCGGCAAGTACGGCATCGTGCTGCCGGGCGCGAAAGACTACCTGAAGCCTGAATTTGCCGAGAACTACTCTCTGGCAATGGATGCTCAGCCAACAATGGTTACCACCGGCAGCTCAGGCGTCCCGGCATTCTTTACCAATTTCGTCGACCCTGAGCTGATCCGCGTTCTGGTCACCCCGATGAAAGCAGCAGAAATCATCGGCGAAGTGAAGAAAGGCGACTGGACCACGCTTACTGCGCAATTCCCGATCGTGGAATCAGCAGGTGAAACCAGCTCTTACGGCGACTACAACCACAACGGTATGACCGCAGCTAACGTCAACTGGGTGGCGCGCCAGTCTTATCACTACCAGACCCACACCCGCTGGGGTGAGCGTGAGCTGGACATGTACGGCGCGGCTCGTATCGGTTATGCGGCTGAACTGAACGTGGCCTCTGCGCTGGTACTGAACAAATTCCAGAACAAGTCCTACTTCTACGGCATTGCAGGCCTGCAGAACTACGGTCTGCTGAATGACCCGTCCCTTCCAGCATCAATCACGCCGAGCGCAACAGGCACTGCCAGCGGTGTTACCTGGTCAACCAAAGACGGACAGGCTGTTTATGACGACATCCTGAAACTGTTTGGTCAACTGGTATCTCAGACCAAAGGCCTGCTGGACATGAGCACGCCAATGACGCTGGCGATGTCTCCGGCTATGTCTGTGAACCTGGCTAAGACGAACATGTATAACGTGAACGTCTCTGACCTGCTGAAGAAAAACTTCCCGAACCTGAAGATTGAGACTGCTATCGAGTACTCAACTCCGGCCGGTGAGATGGTACAGCTGATTGCAGATCGCCTGGGTGAGCAGGACACCGCTTATGCTGCCTTCACGGAGAAGATGCGCGCGCATGCAGTGGTGACTGAAGAGTCATCCTGGAAGCAGAAAAAATCTGGCGGCACCTGGGGTGCAATCATCCGTCAACCGCTGGCAATCGCCAGCATGCTGGGAGTGTAAGAAATGGCTGATGTCGTAACCGTAGGTTGTAAGCTGCCGAATGGCCTGGTGATTGATGTTGAAGGATCGCAGCCGGTAGTACTGGCGGGCGCTAATGCATCTAACGTCATCGGTGGCTATGGCCTGACCGAGAACGTGGATAAGGCGGTGCTTGATAAGTGGCTGGAGCAGCACAAAGACCAGCCATATGTCAAAAACGAGCTGGTATTCGCACAGGCTAAAACCAACAGCGCCGAGTCGAAAGCGAAAGAAAACGCTGACGTTAAATCCGGCCTTGAAGGCCTGCCGCAGGATAACCCCGCGCCGGGCGTCACCAAATCAGACGGTAAATAATCATGGCAGTCGTTGTCTTTGATCTCGCCGCGTTCCGAGCGCGCTACCCGGAGTTCGACACCGTAAGTGATGCGTTGCTGAATGCGTATTTCATTGAGGCAACGGTCTACCTGAATAACACCGATACAAGCCCGGTCACTGATGTAAATCAGCGGGCTGTTTTCCTGAATATGCTGGTTGCTCACCTCGCAGCGATGAATAGCGGCGTGGGCGGTCAGGCATCAAGTGGGTTGGTTGGGCGGGTAACGAGCGCGTCGGAAGGTTCGGTGTCTGTGTCGGTAGATGCCGGGCCGTCGAGCTCAGCATCATGGTGGTATCTGCAAACGCCATATGGTGCGGCTTACTGGCAGGCCACGCTGCCATTCCGGACGATTCGTTACCTGCCCGGTGCGTCGCCGTCGATGTATCCGTATCACTACAACCGCAGAGGAGCTTACCGGAGGTAGCGATGAGTTCATTTTCAGGTGGTGGCGCGCTGGAGAAGCGCCTGGCTGAGTTAGCTCAAAGCCTTGGCGATGCTAAAACGCTTCGTGTCGGATTCCTTGAAGGTGCAACCTATCCTGATGGTGAGTCTGTCGCGATGGTGGCCGCAGCGAATGAGTTTGGCGATCCGGGTATGAGCCGGCCGCCACGACCATTCTTCCGCCGCATGATTGAAGAGAAGTCGCCTCAATGGGGTGATGACATCGGCAAGATTGCGGTAGCGGTGAAATATGACGCCTCGACGTTGTTTCCCCTCATGGGTGAGCGCATCAAAGAGCAATTGCAGGACTCTATTCGCGAGTTCACTGATCCGGCTCTGGCGCCTTCTACGATAGCGAGAAAGGGCTTCGAAAAGCCCCTTATCGAAAACTCTCACATGCTCAACTCTGTCGACTATGACGTTAAGGACGGCGTATGAACCTGCATGGCATTGTGCGCCGGGCCATCACCGTTGTTAACCCGGATGTTCCGGGGGTGATGATGGTAAGCCTTGGCACATATACGACAGATGCGGCAGGACATCGTGTACCTGCTTACGCAGAACAGAGCGTAACTGTGCAGCTTCAGCCGCTGGCCTATACCGATCTGATGAAGCTCGACGGGCTAAACCTGCAGGGCATCAAAAAGAAGGCCTACGTTAACGGTAACTTTGAAGGCGTCAACCGACCCAAGCAAAAGGGCGGTGACAAGCTCATCGTAAACGGCGAGACCTGGCTGATTACGCAACCACTGGAAGAGTGGCCTGACTGGTGCTCTTTCGCTGTCACGCTGCAGGTATCCACATGAGCGCGACCATAAGCATTACACAGGATGACCTGACAGCCGCCTTGCGCGGTTTTTTATTGTCCCTCGTCGACGCTGAGGTGTTTATGGCGCAGGAGAACCTGGTTCCTATGCCGAATCAGGACTTCGTCACCATGACGCCAATGTTTATCACTGGCCTATCAACAAACCGTGTCGGATACAACGACCCGGGCGTCGGTCAGGGCAGTGAGCTAACTCAGCGCAGTAACCAGTGGCAATGCCAGCTAGATTTCTACGGCAGCTCAGCTCAGGAAATGGCCGCCATTGTCGGCACCATGATCCGCTCTGAATACTCCGCTAGCTGGTTTCGCCAGAACAACATGCCGGTCACCCCGCTTTACGCGGGAGAGCCGCACCAGACAACGATGATTAACGCAGAACAGCAGTATGAAAGCCGCTGGACGCTCGACTTCATCGCGCAATTTAACGCAGTCGTTACGACGCCCTTGTATTTCTTCGACGAAATTAACGTCACGGCGATTGCAGCAGACCTGAAATACCCACCGGAGAATGCTTAAATGCCAATCCCTTTAAGTAAAGATATTTCCATCATCCCCGGCGTGCTCTCTGCCGGTGGTACAGCACTGTACCTGAACGGGTTGGCGCTTACTGATAGCGAGTATGCCCCTGTTGGCGGTGTTACGGCGTTTACAAGTCCGGATGATGTGCGTAGTTATTTTGGCTCAACATCCGACGAGTATGCATTCGCCCGCATTTACTTTAACGGTTATGTGAACTCGACAAAAAAGCCTGGCGCTCTGCTACTTGCCCGATATAACACTGAAACCGTCTCAGCATTTCTGCGCTCTGGAACGATGGCGAAAGTTACCATTGACCAGCTTAAGTTAATGAGCGGCATCCTGACGCTGACAGTAGATGGCACGTTAAAAACCTCCACCAATATCGATCTCAGCGGCGCGAATAGCTTTGCGGCAGCCGCAGACCTGATTGAATCAGCGATTGGCAATTCAGTAGTCGTATCCTTCGACACCACGCAGAAAGCCTTCATTATCACTTCTGCAACGACAGGCGAAGGCAGCACAATTACCTATGCCACAGGCTCTATTTCGAACGCACTGAAATTTACCTCAGCAACAGGCGCTGTTATCTCACAGGGTGCGGAGCCAGCGATTGCTGCGGATGCACTTGCGGTCATTAAAGCCAAGTCTCAGAACTGGGCGCTCTTCACGACTATCTTTGCGGCCGATGAAGCAACGCATCTCGATCTATCTGCATGGGTTAGCGCTCAGAACTACCGTTATGGCTATGTGCCACATGACGACTCTGAAGCTGCGACCGTCAGTGGAAGCATTGACTGCCTGGCATACAAAATCATCACAGCGAATAACTATGCCAGCGTGATTCCGGTGTATGGCAATCACCTCGACGCGGCGGCCGTGCTTGGCTACTCAGCATCTCTGGACTTTGATCGACTTGAAGGTCGGGTCACTCTGAAATATCGCGAGACTGATGGGTTGGCTGCCAAGGTCGATGACTCAACAACTTACGATGCGCTAATCGCCAACGGATACAACTTCTACGGCGATTACGGCGAGAACAATATCTCAGAAAACTACTGGGCTGACGGCACCGTCTCTGGATCATTCAAGTGGGTAGATAGCTTCTGCTTCGAAATCTGGCTAAATGCTGCTTTGTTAGGTGCAGCTATCCAGACAATGAAATCGAATCGCTCATTCCCGTATAACGCGCGAGGCAAGGCAATCATCGAGGCAGGCTTTGCTGACACGTTTGCTCAGGGCGTGGCTTTTGGCGGTATTCGTTCTGGCGTAACGCTGTCCTCTTCCCAGATTTCAGAAATCAACAACGCTGTCGGCGCTGACATCTCATCCTCACTGAATGCCAAAGGCTACTACCTGAATATCGGCGACGCTACACCGGCCGTTAGGGCGGAACGTGGCTCTCCACCAATGCAGCTCTGGTATTGCGACGGCGGCAGCGTGCAGAAAATTTCATTACCTTCGACGATGGTCCAGTAAGGAGCCGAATAAATGGCCGGAAATAACACGATCACCAGTGCTGACGCTATTTTTTCGCTCACTGTGACAAATCTTTATCCAACAGCGCAGGTGCTGGAAGGTTACGCCGCCGACGCAATGTTTGCTTTCGGTGACACAGAGATGGCAAACACCGTCCGTGGTGCTGACGGGAAGTTGTCTGCTGGCTTCGTCTTTGGCGAATACCTTCAGACGATTACCGTCATGCCAGATAGCCCAAGTTGGCAGATCTTCGAGACGTGGATGCTCACATCTCTGACTGCTAAGGCGGTTTTCCGCTGTAACGCCACAGTAATCCTGCCATCTACAGGCCGGAAATACACCCTAACTAATGGTGTCCTGCAGCGCACCAAAGCCATGCCGGATGCTCAGCGCGTACTTGCAGCGGGCACCTTCCAGATCAGTTGGGAATCGGTAACACCTGAAGCTTACAATCCATAAGGCATAACATGGCACGCAAAGAACTCTTCTACACAGAAACAGCCGGGCGCGATGCTGGAAAGGTGTTCTACATCCGCGAAATGTCAGCCGCTCAGGCTGAATGGTGGGCTATTCGCGCAGGCATGGCGATGGCTCGCAGCGGCGTCGATTTGCCGGATAACTTCGCGGATATGGGTATCGCTGCAATGGCTGGAACCGGACTGAAAATGGTTTCACAGATTCCTCCTGCAGAAGCCAAGCCATTACTCGACGAGCTGATGGAATGCGTTCAGTGCGTGCCAGATTCTGCAAACCAGCACATTAAGCGCCGCCTCATCGATGATGACATCGAAGAGATCGCTACCCGCCTGAAATTGAGGGCGGAGGTGTTCAAACTTCACGTGGATTTTTTTCAGGCCGCCGCCCAATAGATATCCCACCAATGATGCATGAGCAGGTTCACGGGCTTGCTGAATACGTCAACGTCCCCAAGACCATAGCTACCGTCCTCTCTTCTGGTAAGTGCTCTCTCACAGAGCTGAGCACGACGCTTGGCGTTGAGGATTTATGGTGGTGGCTGGAAATCATCACGGTAGACAACTACAACCGGATGGTCGTCAATAAATCGCAGGAGTCTAACTGATGGCAACTATCATCGATGCGCTGGTTGTCACGCTGGGCCTCGACGCGACCGGGTTCAAGAAGGGTCAGAAAGACGTTAAAGGTGGGCTGGACGACACCAGAAAGCAGTCGGAGCAGGTTGCTAAAGACATGGAGGCCGCAGGTAAAAGAGCGGCCTCTTTCTTTGGCTCAATCCGCACTGAGTTGTTGGCGCTGGTAGGCGTAACGCTGTCCGTTCAGGGTTTCAAAAACTTCATCACCGGCATGACCGATAACCTGCAGCAGCTTGCAGTTAACTCTCAGTCTCTGGATATGTCGGCCAAATCACTGGATGGCTGGCAGAGGGCGGCAGAGGCGGCCGGTTCTAGCGCTGAGAAGATTACCGGCACGCTGACCGGTTTTCAGAACGTACTGACACAAATCAGGACGGGCGGCGGGCAGGACAACCCACTGTTTGCTGCGCTTTCATCCTTTGCCGGCGCAACCGGTGCCAACTTCGATTACCAGAACGACAACTCCGAAGAGGTTATGCGCAAAATTGCGGATAACTGGGGCAAGCTGAGTAAAGATGCACAGCGACGTTTTGGCGGTATGTTCAACTTTGATAATCAGACTCAGCAGGCGCTGACCAACGGCAATCTCGTTACCGATGCTGACCGTTTCGCGAAGATGTCCCGCGCCACCGAGGATGCGACTCGTAAAGCTCAGGAGTTTAACCGCCGATTGGCGGAGATGAAACAGAACTTCTCTGCAGCGTCTCAGGTGCTTTATGAGGCTCTGATTCCATACGTAGAAAAGCTGATCCCGCTGATTGAAAAGGTGGGAATCTGGATAACAGATCATGGCCCTGAGATTCAGAAGTTCTTTTCCGACACATCCAATGAAATCAGCCAGGTTGTTGACGCTGTTGGCGGCTGGCAGAACGCCCTGGAGATTCTGGCTGCATTCGTAGCCGGTAGTTGGGCTTTGAAAATGCTGTCTGGCATCTCAAAGGTGCGGGGTGGATTTGGCCCTCTACTGGCGGCAATCGCAGCAGTAAGTGCATGGGACAAGCTGAAGTCAAACGAAGACGAGGCAAAAAAAGAAGGGAAGAGCACCGGCCAGTACCTTATTGATAAGATGAACAACAATACTGGCAGTACAGATGGGATCATGGGTAAGGCTGACGCCTGGCTCAAAAAGTCATATGCATGGTGGGACTCTATCAGTAAAACCGGTGATGCGAATAATAAGTACGATGCCTACGGCACTAAGCCACGCGGCATCCGTAACAACAATCCCGGCAACCTGAACTTTGCTGGACAGGCGGGCGCAACCAAAGAAGGCGGAGAGAACGGCCGGTTTGCTGTATTCGAAAGCATGCGAGACGGAATTTCTGCGCTCTACAAGCAAATCCAGTTGTACTTCAGCCGCGGTGTAAACACGATTGAGTCCGTGGTGAACAAGTATGCACCGGCAGATGATAACAACAATGTTCAGGCGTACATCAAGCAACTGGTCGGTGCCACCGGCAAGCAAGCAGATGAGAAGCTTTCAGGCGAAGATACCGAGACTGTTTTTAAGCTGATCCGCGGCATAATCAATCATGAGAACGGCAAAGGCTACGTATCCGACCAGGACATTCTCAGCGGCATTCAGGTTGGCTCGACGGCAACAGCAATGCGCCAGCAGACCATGCAGCAACAGCCCTCAGCTAAAACCGAGATTCACATTGGCGAGATGAAAATGCAGAGCAATGCCACCTCTGTTAATGCCCTCGGTCAGGATGTGCAGCGCAACGTCAGCCGCAACAGTCTGCTGGTTCCATCTATGTCAGGGCAGGGCTGATTATGAATTTCTCTCTGAACGAAACGACGCTACTCAATGCCGTGCAGGGCGGCGGCATATTCTCGGTCATTAACAGCATTATCGGCCCAGGCTATGGCATCTACTTCAACAACGGGACGGGCAAGGCTCTGTCGCCTTCGTCTTTTCTCGGTGTTGAGTATGGTGCAGACGCATCTGTTGTCTCCGCGCCGATTGAGGCTGGCTCTTACAACTCCTACAACAAGGTGAAGCGGCCGCCGGTAATCAGGGTGCTGTTTGTGCTTGAGGGCTGGTCTGGATTAACAGGCTCGCTTCCAAATCTCACGAACTTCTCGCTGACAAGCCGCGCCGATATGCTTGCCGCGCTCGATGCGATGGTTGAAGATACGATGACGTATGACATCGAAACACCGGATACCACGTACGAGAAGTACGATCTGGTGCGCTACAACTACCGGACCTCTGACCGGGACGTCACCCTGCTGACAGTTGAGGCTATTTTCCAGTCCGTGCTTGAGTCTGCAGAAGTCACGCTGACCAGCACTACGGCACAGAGCAAGACCACGGCTAACGCAACCAGCCTGGCTCCCAGCGCCGTGACGGAGAAGGTGAACTCATCCACCACTGAAGCCACGCAGAGCGGCGTTTCTTCGGCCCTGACTGGCCTGAAGAACTCCGTTTCCAGCGCGGCTACTCAGGTGGCAGACAAGGTCTCTTCCACTGTAAATAACATCACACAGACCACCACGGCTTCGATTAACGGCGCTGCCACCTCGGCTATCAATAAACTCTCATCCTCGGTCACAGACCTGGTTAAGGTGCTTACCTGATGCAGACAATCACATTGCAGCCAATCAAAGCTCAGGAGCTTACGGTAAAGCTGGGTGAGCAGTCAGTCACCCTTCGCATCTTCCAGCGATCAACCGGCCTGTACATGGATATCGGCTTAGGTGACGTATGGATAGCACAGGGCGTGACGTGCCTGAATGGTAACCGGCTGGTACGCTATCCGTATCTGGGATTCCAGGGTGAGTTGTTTTTTGCTGACACAAAGGGAAGTGATGAGCCGAGCTATGAAGGGCTGGGCGATCGCTTTCTGCTGTTTTATGCCACGCCAGATGAGATGAGTGCTGCAGCATGACCTATAAAAAACGCAGTCTTAAATTTCAGTTCACCCTAAAAGACGGCGCTTTCGATGATAAAGGCAACGACATCCTGACCATCGATAATATCAAGGCTGAGGTCGAGATGGGTGCCTACGGTGGCGTAGCTGGATCGGAGATGAATGCTCGGGTGTTTGGACTGAGCATGGCTAACATGGCCCTGCTGAGCTACAAAGGCCGGCAACTAAGCAGCATCAAACAGAATATGATCAAGGTGTGGGCCGATGACACCCCGATATTCCTCGGTTCTATCACCAACTGTTTTGCCGACATGAACCAGATGCCAGATGCGCCACTGATAATCAGCGCCTTTGCTACCGGATTTGAGCAAACTATCAACGCCTCACCATTCTCGGCAGAAGGCTCTGTGGATGTTGCGACAGCAATTGAGTCGATTGCCAAAACCATCAGCTACACCGTTGTTAATAGTGGCGTCAAGGCTAAGTTGTCCGGCGTCTATTTCCGGGGCGACCCGATAAGTCAGATCAGGCAGATATGCAGCGCAGCCGGTATTAACTCCGACTTCCGGCTGGGCGTCATTTATATCTGGCCCCAGGGTGGAAGGGTTGACGACGTTAGGCCTTATGTATCAAAGGAAAACGGGCTGATAGGTTACCCGGTCATGAGCGGATACGGCATTAACTTCACATCGACATTCAGCAACCTATTTTGCCTCGGCAGAAAGGTGACGCTCGACACGGAATTACCCAACGCAAGCGGTGAATACACTGTTATATCTGCCAACCATCATCTATCTACATGGATGGAGGGCGGCCCATGGTGCACGGTAGTCTATGCAGCCAGCACAGATCTTGGAGTTATTACGCAATGACAGAGAAAAGAATGGCTGTCAGGCCGGAAGATATTAATCATGACTCCAACGCTCAGGCATTCATGTTCAGGGCAATGCTCAACAAAAACGCCTTCATCCAGATAGTTCGTGTCGAGAAAGTTAAATTCATCTCTGACGAAGAGCCGCCACTGGTCAATGTAATGCCTTTGGTGTTGGGGTTTTCAGGAGAAGGAACACCGATAGAAAACAGCCAGGTGTTTAACATACCGGTCTGGCGCCTGCAGCGTGGTAGCAGCGCCGTCATCATGGATCCAGTTGTAGGTGATATTGGGCTGATGCTCTGTTGTGATCGCGACACGACCCGAGTGAGAGAAACAAAGAAGGAAGACATGCCAGGATCATCGCGTACCCACAATGAGGCGGATGGAGTGTATCTCGGCGGAATGCTTAACAGCCCTCCCGGCCAGTATGTGAGATTCGCAGATGATGGGATTGATATCGTGTCACCTCTGGTAGTGAGTATGACAGCGCCCACAGTCGAAATTAACGCCGAGACAAGTGTTACCCTTAACTCAGCAAGCATAGTACTGAACGGCCCCGTAAATCAGGGCTCAGGAAGCTATGCAGGTGACTTCAATTTCAAAGGAAACATCACGGCGCAGGGCGAGGTTACAGGCAAGGGCATCAAGCTATCTGACCATGTTCATACTGGAGTACAGACAGGCGGTGGAAACACTGGGAAGCCGCAATAAATTGCATTCAATTGCGGTCAGGTGGGAGTAGAATTCATACAGACCCATGGAGGAATTATGAGAATACTCACGCTGCTACTACTCGGATTTTCTTGTTTCACCAGCGCTCAGCAATTAGATACATCAGCCGTCATTACCGCATGTAGCACGGTGCCGCGCCTTTATTCTGTGGCATCACTTGCAGCCTTTGATAAAGACGATGGTCAGTGGCGGCAGTCAACTTACCAGGTTGCCAGTGAGCTGATGATCGGAAACGATGAAGCAGACAGAATCATCACCTCATTGCGAAGCAATAAGGATATTGCAGACAGATTTTCTCGCTCAGGTGCGGGACAGTCAGACCCCGAATTTATGCATGCCTGTATGACCGAACCATCTAAATACATACCAAGCTATCAACGGCTACTTCGAGCCGGGAAGCTGACATCACAATGACCCGCTCCGGCGGGTTTTTTTACGCCCGGAGAAAGCATGATAACCAAATCCCTCCTGCTAAATACCGATGCGTGGGACCTGACTCTTGATGGATCTGGCAACCTTGCTTCCACGCCAAACCCTTACGCTGTCGCACAGGATGTCGCCTGCGCGTGCAAGACATTTCTCGGCGAAGCCTGGTATGACACATCACTCGGCATCCCTTATTACCAGCGCATCCTCGGTCACTGGCCGGGAACGCAGCTCATCAACACCAAGATGCAGTCTGAGGCGCTAAAGCTCGACTACGTACAGACCGCAACCTGCACGACTGTAATCGGTAAACAGAACCGAATCGCATCCGGCGTCATGACTATCACCGACACCAACTACGACCAAAGCACCATCAATCTCTGAGGCCAAAATGGCAGACACAGTAATCGTTACCACATCGGTGCCGGCGGCCACGTTCTCCGATATCGGCCTGTCAGTGCCGGATGAGAAGGATATTTTAGACGGGCGCCTCAGCGATTTAGATAGCGCGCTGGGCGGCGGGATGAGTAAGAGCCTGACTACGCCGCAAGGGCAGATCGCCATGAGCGAAACTGCCATCATTGCAGACAAGAATGACCAGTTGCTTTCTATAGTGAATGGCATCAACCCGGATTATGCCGCTGGCCGTTTTCAGGACGCCATCGGACGCATCTACTTTATTGATCGTATAGCGGCGCAGGGAACCACGGTCACCGCGACAGCAACTGGTTTGGTAGGCACTGTAATCCCTTCAGGAAGCACAGCACAGGATGAAGCGGGTTACATCTACACCTCGCTGGCAGAAGCAAACATTCCCGCCTCTGGCGCTGTTGATATCGTATTCCAGAATCAGACCAGCGGGGCCATAGCGTGCCCGGCAGGTTCACTGAACACCATCTATCGCGCGGTTACTGGCTGGTCAGGCATCACCAATGCAGCCGCTGGAGTGCCGGGCAATGATGTCGAGACCCGTGCTAATTTCGAGTACAGGCGCAGGCAGTCTGTCGCACTCAACGCGAAGGGTACGCCCGAGTCAATTTATGCCGCGGTGCTCGATGTGGCTGGCGTTGTGGACGCCTATGTGTGGTCGAATCACTCAGGAGCAACGGTAAGCATTGGCTCAACCAATTATCCGGTACCTGCTCACAGCGTCTATATCGCCGTTTATGGCGGTGCCGCGCAGGACATTGCTCAGGCTATCTACCTGAAGAATCAGGCTGGCTGCGGGATGGTGGGTAACACTTCTGCAGTGGTAACCGATACCTCTCGCGGCACGAACATCAACCCTAAGTACACGATGACGTGGAACACTCCGACACAGACCAGAACCAGGTTCATGGTCCAACTGGAGAACTCACAATCGCTTCCATCGGACATTGTCGATCAGGTTCGTGCGTCAATCATCAGCGCCTTCAATGGCAATAGTGACCTGGTGCCTAAAGCGCGTATCGCGTCAAAGGTTTTTGCCGGCGGCTATTACTCTGTGCTGAACAATATCGACACTGCATCAGTTAACGTGCTGTCGGTTACCGTCAGCCTGGACGGCGTTAACTACGCATCATCCGTCGAATATGGCGTTGACCAGATACCCTCCCTTGACGCCAGTGATATCTCAGTGAGCCTTGTATGAAGAACGTGAAAGACACGATCCTCACGCAATACGCCGCCAGCCCCAATATCCGAAGCCTGATTGAAACATTCAATACCTCAATGGACATGACGGAATTCACCGACGAATTCCTGACAGCCATATGGGATGTTTCAACGGCAACCGGTTATGGGCTGGATGTGTGGGGGAAAATAGTTGGCGTCTCTAGGCTTCTCAACGTTCGTGAAGCGGCGACATACTTCGGTTTTGACGAATCGTTTATCAGCGCCAGCGACGAATCACCAAAGCCATTCAATGAAGCGCCATTTTTTGAAGGGCTTCAGCTGACGTCAACTGTAACTCTGGCTGACGATGGATACAGAAAGCTGATCCTGGCTAAGGCAATGGCGAACATTACCGACTGCTCAATCCCATCGCTGAACAAAGCTCTGTACTACCTGTTTGGCGACCAGGGAGACACGTTCGTAGCCATTACCGGCGTTATGTCCATGAGCTACGTCTTTGGCTTCAACCTGACCCCGGTAGAGTGGGCCATCCTGCTCAATTCAAATGCGATCGCTAAGCCTGCAGGCGTCAGCGTCAGCATCATGTCGCTCGATTTCAACAACACCTTTGGATTTGCCGAGGCTGAAATGCAGCCATTCGAAAGCGGCACCTTTTTCCCCGACTCAGGAATACAAAATGCAGAACAGCTCGCAGCCTAAACTTCTCCCGATCCCCTTTGCAACAGGGGGCTCAAAGCAGGATATCCCAAACGATTCACAAATTGGCATAACAGCTGGTAGGGCATCTTATACCGACGGCTTTCCACCACTAACCAGAACTCCGCTTGCAGCCGGTGGTATTCCGCCATTTGGAACTGATTTTAATGGCGTATTTAACGACATTACTGCCGCTATACGATGGTCGCAGGCTGGTGCCGGATACTCCTTCAATACAGATTTTAGCTCTGCAGTTGCTGGCTATCCTAAAGGCGCGAGAATACCAAACTCCTCTCTTGATGGTTTCTGGCTGAACACTGTAGATGGCAATAACACAAATCCTGAAAATACCACATCTTCATTAACTGGATGGGTGCCACAAAGTTGTTATGGCGTAACCAATATCACCGGTTTATCCGGCTCTAGCGTGGTACTGACAACGCTTCAGGCCTCTAAAGATAGGTTGATATTCAGTGGCACTCTTTCTGCCAATATTAACGTTGTCGTTCCTGCCTGGATTAAGAAATGGGATGTTGTTAATAATACGACTGGTGCATATTCAATCACATTAAAGACACCAAGCGGAAGTGGAGTAGCAGTTCCGTCAGGTTCTAATGCTATTTTGCAAGGCGATGGAACAAATATCACCCAAGGTGCTACGCCTGGAAGTTTTCTAAATGTTTCTGCTTTTCTAGCTAGTGGTTCATACACCCCAAAAGTAGGTGCTAGATTAATTCGCGTCAAAGCAGTTGCAGGCGGTGGTGCTAGCGGAAGCGAGCCAGCCACTAGCACCGGAAATGGAGGCATGTCACAGGGCGGCTATTATGGGCAATATATTGATGTTTTAATCCCTGTATCTTCGTTTACCTCGCCAGTATCAATAGTTATTGGGTCTGGAGGAGTTCCATCAGCAGCAGGGCAAAACGCAGGAGGAACGGGAGGAGCTACATCATTTGGTAGTCTATTTACTCTCCCAGGTGGCCCAGGAGGGGTTTCAATGCCGCTATCAACGGGAGCCTCAGCCGCCGGGGCCAGTTTGTCGAGTCGACCCATTACCTCAGCGATCACGCCTATCAATTCATCTGGTGGAATCACTAAAGCTAGCACAGTGATCCAAGTAGTTCCGGGCACCAACCTTGGGCAAATGCCACTGCCATCACCTATCGAGGGTGGTTACTATGGTTCAGGTGGTATTGGAACTCCAGCACAAACTACAGCAGTTCAGGGAAATCCGGGCATATCGGGCTTAATGATAATTGAGGAGTATGCATAATGACTGTCAACCTAGCCATGATTCCAGATGATGATATTGAAGTACTAAACACCATTATCGCTGAAAATGAAGAATTTAAGATTACCGGTTACTACTTTATCCCTATCTCAGATAAGCAGTGCCAGGTAGGGATGTTCTATAACAAAAAGGACGGGCTTTTCTATTTTGATAAAGGGTTCAAATTGACTTCAAACCCTGTGGAAGACCCATCTCAGATCCCGGCAAAATTGAATGAATCAGACTAATTAAGAAAGCCCTTCTCGCATAAAAACAAAGGTCGGAGAAATAGAGTGGTAATCGCTCTCAATATTTGAGAATTCTGTAGGTTCTATGAAATGTAGCTCATATCCATCTTTGGATATGGCAGCTCTGTAAGCGTATTGATGCGTGTGCTTGATGATCTCATAGAATTCATCAAACTTATCGCCCCACAGCTCAGAAAATATTACTCTCGGCGGGTGATCTTTTAAAGTTCTGCAAGCGCCCATCAATGCGTCTTTCTCCGCTCCTTCGATATCCATTTTCCAGATATCAAAGTTTCCGTTGATGCCATCAATTGTTATCTTAGGCACGCAAATCTTCTTTGGCTCATCACTGAAAATGTGCCTGAACATATTTACGCTTTCGATATCGTATGTAGAACCCTGATTGTGAGCCTCAGAAACATAAATATCGATCAGCCCTTCCTTATCAGATAAAGCAGCCTTTAAAGGTTTTATCTGCGAGCAGCCAATATTTTTTATTCTGCTGTAAATCTCAGGTATGGGCTCGATTGCTGTAACTGACGATGCCCCGCTTTCGAGAAACAGCAGCGCTGTTAAGCCGATGTTTGCACCAGCGTCCAGCACACAATCACCTTCACGAACAAACTTACTGATCAGCATTCTGTCAATATCGTATTGCGGATACTGAACATCAAGAACGGCACATGCCGCATAGCGCCTCTCATGTGGATTTGATAGGTCTAACTTTACCGGGAAGTTATTTATGCTTATATATGCACTCCCTGTGTTTTTAATATTCCCTTCAATTTCAGTATAATACATGAACAACCCCCTAATTAATCACATCCTGGACGCCTATCAATGAGGCGACATAAAGATTACCTTATCTTAACTCGCAAGCCCAATCGTAGTTTCATATTCATACCGACATGCATTCGCGAGTGTCAGTCATAAAAAAGCCCGGCGACCGGGCAATGACTCAGCCGCTCCTGTCTGAGCAGGCTACGGGGTGGGTAATTTGAGATTAGTTACTCGACACGTCCAGTGCCAACTAAAAACCCTTTACCATCAACCCCTTTACAAATCTGTGCGCCGCTCAGGCTTGATCAAATCTATCGATCGATATTACTGTTTATCCATACAGTATTTTTCAGAGGAGGATTTATCATGGCGAGAGAGAGTGACATACACGCGGCGTTCACTGGAGCGATAACGAAGGACGGCAGGGGGCGGCAAATTGTCACCACGGCGGCATTCCAGAAGCGACTGGATGACTTGAATCACGTCTGGACGCTGGCAGAGTGCAACCGGTGGATTCGGCGTTACCAGAACTTCTTCTTCGAGCTCGTTACCGAGGAAAGCGAGAATAAGACCTGGTCGTTACGCAACATGGGATACGTGAGGTAACTATGGGATTTCCATCACCAGCGTCCGATTACATAGAGCGGCGCATCGACCTGAACGATGTCTTGATGCCTCACCGCAACAACATGATCCTGATTGAGACGCCTGACGGGTTCGTGCTGGCGGACAAATCCCTAAAGCCTGTTCCGGGCGACAAGATAGCATTCCAGATAGGCGAGTTCCCGCAGGTGGGCAGGCTGTTCAGCACAGGGATTATCACTTCGGACGGCGAGACGATCGACGGAGAGGGAATAGAAAGCATTATCGTGCTGGGGAAAGTCACGGCGGAGGTAGTGTCCGTTTATGAACCGCTCCGGCCGATCATCTGACAGTTAAGCCTCTTTGCCATCCAGCCAGTCCGCCCAGTACTGCATCATCTCTATGCGATTGTTGAGGTACTGGGCGTGGTTATAGATTCCGCGCGTTCCCTGTGAGTTCACGTGTGCCAGCTGCGCCTCAATTGCGTCACTGTTCCAGTGCATCTCATTCATGACGGTGCTGAACTGATGCCGGAAGCCGTGGCCGCTGGTCTGCCCCTCATATCCGATTCGCCGTATCACTCCCAGCACGGTGTTTTCACTGATTGGTTTCTTCTGGTCCGTGCGACCGGGGAAGCACAAGGCATACTGGCCGGTGACTTTCTTCAGGAAGGTGAGAAGCTCAACCACCTGGCTGGACATTGGCACGATGTGAATGCGCCGCCCCTTCATTACTTCGGCATCAATCGTGATGAGCCTGGTCTCAAAGTCGACGTTCGCCCATGCCATCGATCGGAGCTCTTTGGTGCGCAGGGCGGTGTAATGAAGAACCTGCGCCGCAATCTTTGCAATCACGCTGCCACCATACCCCTCAAGCGCCTTATGGAACTCACGGATGCGGTTAATAGGCAGGAAAGGGTAGTTCTCCTTTCTGTACCCACGCAGAGCATCCACAAGGTCTGGGGCCGGATTGTACTTTGCCCGCCCGGTTACGATCGCATACCGGAAAACCTCGCCACACCTTCTCCTTGCCTTATCCGCTCTCTCCATCGCGCCACGTTCTTCGAACAGGCGGATAACCTTCAGCAACACCATCGGCTCAACTTCTTCCATCTTCATATGACCAATGATCGGCAGGATGTCGTCCGTGAACATCCGGTGCAGTTCGTCAGCGTAGCCCGGCGACCATACCTTAGACTTGTGGGCATACCACTCTTTGAAGATGTCGCCGAAGGTATCAGCATCCGCTTCCTTCTCTTTCTTCTTCAGTGACTGCTTTTGCTCTGCAGGGTCGACGCCGGCCAGGAGTTTCATCTTTGCTTCAGACTGCCGGGCACGCGCTTCAGTGAGGGATATTTCCGGATAGGGACCGATGACGAGCGTCTTCTCTTTCCCGTCAAACCGGTACCGCAGACGCCATACCTTTTTCCCGGTCGGTGGAATGAACAGGAACAGGCCTGCAGAATCCGCCAGGCGATATGACTTTTCTTTGGGGCGCGCAGCATCAATCTGCTTGACGGTCAGCATGTGGGCATAATTCCGGGCATAGTTTTTGGTGTGCCCACAATATGCCCGCAAAAAGTCGGCGTAGTCAATTCATGTCGGTTCGCGTCGGTTGTGTATGATTTGCTGTGGGGTGCGATTCTGAATGGGTTTTGCTCGTGTCGGTGCGGGCGGGTTCTTGGTGATGTGGTGTCCCCTGCAAACACCAAATACGGCGAGCAGGGGATTGA